TCATAATGCTTTTAAGATACTGCTGAACTTTTCAGCGGTCTCTTTTTCTTTACTTTTGGCAAGGTGGCTATATGTATTCATTGTGATAGCATAATCTGCATGTCCTAATCGTCTTTGTATCTCTTTAGGGTTAACATCGTTGTTCATCAAAAGACTAGCGTGAGTATGACGGAAACCGTGAAAGCCAATGTTAGGTACTCCAGCATTTTTGAAGTGTCTCACTAATTTCTGTCTCTCTATTTCATAAGACCTCATTTTTTGATGATATGAGAAGACTAAAGAGTCATGCAAGGATATAGCACCGTCATTTTGATATTTCCGCCATTCTTTTAAACTTTCAAGAGTGTCGTTATCCAAAAACACAGAACGATTACTCTCTTTTGTCTTTGCGCTATCCTGTATCAAATTGCTTTGTTGAATTAGAGTTTTAGACACACTGAGATAATGGTTGTTAAAATCAATATCAGACCAAGAAAGAGCCATAGCCTCCCCTACACGTAAGCCAGTTGCAAGAAGTAGTTTGTATAAAGTCTTACTCTTTCGATTGTCCGTGCTTGGTTCTAAAGTATCAAGATACAACAAGAATTGTTTTAGCTCCTCATTATCAAAATACTTAATCTTTTTAACTGTCCTTGTCTTTAACTTAGGAGGGAAAACCTTTATAGCTGAATTGTCCTCGATAGCTCCTAATTGCATACCATAATCAAGGATACGTTTTATAAAGTTAAGAAGTAGCTTATAATCCTTACATTTTCCTCGCTCACGCTTACCGTTGATTATTTCGGCTGTATTTGCGTTATTAGCCCATTTATTGACAAGTTCCTGTAATAACATTGGCGTTATCTTAGAGAGCTTATACGAGCCAATAGGAGGTAGTATATAATTACGTAAGTAATTATCAGCAACACTTATACTATTTTCCTTAACTGTCAGCTTATAACTCTCAAACCAACTCAAAGCCAAAGATTCAAAGTTATCAAAAACCACTTTTTCCCTTGCAATTGTAGACCCATTATTGATAAACTTATTTATAGCTTGGCGTGCTTTAATATCACACATTTTTCTACTATTGGCACTTACACTTGTTCGTACTTGCTTACCTGTGAGATTATCCACACCCAAATAAACGTTAGTTCGGTACACCTTTGTACCGTCTTTTTTTATATATTCTTTAATATTCATAGTTATTTCTTCCTTTCCATTTTGTACTAATGTCAGGCAAGGCATGTACGAGGATTGAGAAATATTATTATTAGAGCTTATACGATTAATTAGTTAACTGGTTTATTAGTTTATAGAGTTATTAAATTCTCAACTGATATAGTATTATTTACGGTAACAAGAGTAACAAAGTATTATAAAGTTAGTTATATCAAGGGTTTATACTGTTACCTTTCTCTAAAATAAGAGTAACAGTAAGGTATCAAGGGTAACAACTATAAAAGAGTATATCGATAGAAAGCGAGAGATAAACAGCTTAATAGAGGGAAATGTTGGATAAACTACTGACAGAATGGCTCTCAGCTTTTAACGTGGTTCAGGTTTGCACGTATTAGTAGGCACGCGCTTTTTTTGAATGTTACAGCGCGTGAAGTAGTACGTTTGGTTAGATTATGGATAAGTGCTTAGTGAAGTTTTAGGTAGGTAAAAAGACTTGTCGGACTCATTAAAAAGAGCATAAAATTTATGTGCTCAATAAGAAAGTATTATTCTTCATATCCTTTTGCCCAAAATGGAATATACTGCATAAACTTATTTCCAGCATTTTCATCAAATGGCTTAATCATTTTGCTTCGGAGTGCGGTGGCGATAGCCTTTGTTGCTTGCGAAGACTGCCTATCAGTAAGACCAAACCGTTTCCTAACCGACTGGTTAGTCATATAAGAATCCTCAATAAACATACGTACTGCATGGTAGTATATTGCAGTAATTTTTTCTTTATCTGTCATTTTGGATAGTACTTTTCTTTCGTGTAGGGTAACAACGGTATAATTTTCTTTTGCAACAATATCTGGAGCTGGCAATAATTCATTTTCAAGTTCAATTATTACCTTATCTATACCACTCCCTCTTGATTCTACAAAGTGCATTTTTTTAAATAAGTTTGCCAATTCTTCATTTCTAGAAATAGGCGGCAAATCCATTAACCTGTTAGAATCATTTATTGGTGCCCCTGGATTACTTATTTCAACACGATTATCAAAAATTTCTATCATAGGGAGGCTTCCGCGAACAGAAAAATCTTGGTGAACAATCTGATTTGCAATTAGTTCACGAATTACTAGAGAGGGATAATCCGTTTTTTCAACTCGTTGCCCATTTTCCTCATAGACTTCAGAGGCTAGTGGTAGAAGTCTCCTAACATAAGAGAGAAGTCCATCAAATCCTACAACTACCCCCCTTCCAGCAGTTGTGTCTTCTAATGCAGACATTTTATTTATGCCATTATAGCGGACGACTCGAATAGCGTGGAACTTTAAATTTTCAAAACTGGAAAGATATTTAGCAAAACAGTAAGCTCCTAAATTCGTGATATTATAATTTTTTCCGGATCGCTCAATAATTGAATCTTCTTCCAATAATTCTAATATTTCATTATTATCGCTTTCTATTGGATAATTTAATTTTTGAAGATATGTATTAACATCTAATAAGTCAAAAATTTCCTCTTCTGTACAATTTGTTTTAGCAAACTCTCTTTCAAAACTTCTAGCATCAAAAGAACGCCATAATTCTCTTTCTTTTTCTGGAAAGTCATTTAAATTTTTAAGTGATGAACCGCTTCGAATATATTTCTGAGTTTTAAAAGAAATAGGACGCCCTACAGTCATGCGTAAAATCATTACAACAACCCACTTATCTTCAATGTGTATTTCCTCAAAGACAATAACCAATCTTGGATCTAATAAGCGTTCTAACCAGGAGATAAAAGGTTCTCCTCCTTTTTTCTGTTGCTTAGGTTTAAAAGTTGTACCAATAATATTTTTAGTATTGTCCTCAATTCCCCAAATCATATACGCTTCTTCTCTTCCGAGTAGTGCCGCAGAATTTGCAAGAGCAGATACATATTTTCCAATTTGTTCTGGATCAGTATTATCTTTTTTATATTCAATAATTTCTGATTCTTCTTGAGAGATTAAATAAAGTAGCGCTTCAGCATCAATTTTATTTTCCATATTACCCCGCTTTTCTTTTTTTAGGTCTATAAACCCTATCGTTATCATGTTTTTTTATTTTCCTAATTACTACAAAAATAAATTTTTTTCATTTATAAAAAGATAATTACTTTATATTCTCGATTACTACATATTTCTTTTTTAGACCACTGTAACCCTTGATATAACAACGTTTGGTTTATTTTCCCAATTACTACATTTGTCCCTTTCACGCGCCCAGGCGCTTTTTTTATTTTCCGAATTAAACCTAATCGTCCGTGAATCGTCCGTAAAAAAGCAAGAAACATTTCTATATAGCGATTTAATCGTCCGTAGATTCTCACATCTTTATTTTCTAAATTAAATTAAAACCGTATGGAATTCCGCTCGGTTACTATTTTCCTGACCTTACGAATATTTGGTATTATGCAGTTTTAAGACTACTTAAACACTTGCTATTACTATGTTTGTGTTTTTGCTACCGTCATTTTTGACGGTCACAAAATATGATATTTCAGAGTGAACCTATAGAGATTTGTACAAAAATGTTCATATCCTATTATTGGTTTCAGAAAAAAGTGAAACCAAAAACATATAAATAAAATGAGATTTTGGCGCTTTTTATTTTTCTATGGTCTAGCATATCGATTCCCTCTTTGCGCTGGTTGCGCGATATTAGAGGCTTCTGCTTGTGACATATATTGGTAATTACTAGGATTAGTTACTGAAGAGTAATACTTGTTGCTTTCAGAAACAAACACCATACCAGGAGCTGCGATAGACCACCCGCCCTCAGTTGTGTAGGAGTTATCATTAGCTACTGTTTGAGATGAAGGCTCTGTAACTACTGGGGCTTGTTCTACTGCTTGCGATGAACTTACTTTAGGCGCTTCTGACTGTACTGGTTGAGTTGTTGAAGAGATCGGAGTTCCTGAGGCATAGTCAATTTCTAAGCCCTCTGCACTATTAATAACGATCACTTCTATATTTAGAGTATTATCTGAAGACTTGATATCTACAATTGACCCACGAGGAATAGTTTCATTAGCATTATAAACAGGAGTTGTCTGATAATCTATGGTTGAACTGGTATTTGGATTAGCTTTCCAAAAATTCTCAGCCAATTCTTCTGCATACCTCATTCCTCCATTTTGGTTTGCTCCAACATTTTGACTACGTGTACCAGTAGTGAAATTATATTTAGATGTATAAGAACCCTCTCCTAGCAAGCTATCAGCGATTGAATGACTTCTATTATACAAATAACCGTGGTAAGTTCTTTCTGTTAGTGAGAATGTAATAGCGATTTTGGGGTTGCTTGACGGCCAAGCTGGAGGGTCTAATGGTTGTCCTTGTCTCGAACCTTTTGAATCTTCATATTGTGAGTATGTTAATACTGCGCGTGCTACTCCCGAACGCCCTTTATCATCAGCATTAAAGTTATATTCTCCTGCTTTTATTGCATCAAGCCCTGAAAGTCTTGCTGAACCATTTTCCCAGTAGTAATTACCAGTAGGACCTGCTGACTTGGCGTTAGTGTACTCGTTTAATTTGTTTAAAATATCCGTTGTACTAGCTACAGACGAACTAGCAACTACTTTTTTAGCTACTTTAGAATTGGAAGGGCTTGTGCTACTGCTTTTGCTTACAGATTTCGCAGGCTTAGTGCTTGTGGATATTGAACTGCTAGAAGAACTAGAGGAATAGCTAGATATAGCTGTTTCAGTTTTATTATCCGAATTCGGTCCACTAAATGCTCCAGCATAAACTACAAATCCAAACAATGAAACTAACGCAAGTGGGACAACTCCGACTAACCAAACTTTTCGACCTGTCGTTCTATAATTTATAACTAAACGATAAATGCCATAAAGGCATAAGAAAGGGAACAGTAAAACAGCTAGAACCCAAAACCACCATTTTTTACTTTTATTTTTCATAAATTACTCCTTACCAGTTTTTAGTGACTGGGAACACCTAATTTTTCATTTTCACGCGCCCAAGCGCTTTTTATTTTGCGTTACTAAATTTAGGACTTGCTATAGTATACTGTGTTCATCGCAACACTAAAGAAAGTATTGAGAGAATCGATAAAACGGCAATGAGCCCTATACGTCCTATTTTCATATATTTATTTTCAGGATTTTTCAATACTATTACTACAAAAAGCAATGAAATGAACATTGACGGCATCAAATTAATTTTTAAAAATACCCTTATCATTAGAAGTATTAATAAACCAAATAAGAAAATTATAGTTTTAGCAATTACCTTTTTATTAATTCCTCTTTGTTCGCTATTATTTACTTTCATTTTTATATCCTTTTCTACTTGACAAAAACTAACAAATACAGTTATTTTCAACTGTTTCATTATATCCGTCAACCATTGTTATTCCTTGGCTTTCGCGTGTTTTATAACTTTTGTAGTGTCATCTTTGACGTTACCAGTACTAAATAATACTAAAGGTATGTGCTTATAGTGAATTGCTATAAGCCATTTAACGCAGGCAATTTTCCCTTGGTTACTTTTTGAACCTTTAGCTATGTTAAGAAATGTTAAGGTTCACAGATATATAGACTTTAGCACTATTAAAGTTCTAATCTATTGCTTTTTTCATTTCATGAATAACTCTTCTTAATTTTGGCAAAGGTAATTCCATCAGGTCAGCAAACTGTTCTTGTGGTAGTCTGTAGTGTTCTCCAAACATTTTCTCATACCCAGCTATAATTACAGCCTTTTCCATTCTTTCATCTAAGTGATCAATACTCTTTAAGTAGTCCGATAGTTTCATGTTTCCTCCTTCTTTAACCCACCAACTCAAACCAGCACAGCTCATACAGCAACGCACGCGCTTCATCGTAAGCATTGTGATGATAGCCGTAGAAGTCTAAGAAGTTGTATATATTTAACGTGTCGCGCGTGATGATGTCGAAATGACTGATGTAATCAATGGCGCAGTCTCTAAAACTCTTATTACTCATATCACAGCACATTGATGTTATAAGCCGTTTAGTGTCGTCATAGTGGCAACCAGTTATTTCACAGAACTGTGTTATATCATCAAAGTTACCGCCATTTTGTATGAACCAATCCCAAAGCATTAAAATAGCTTCTTTGTTGGCCCTCTTTTCCGCAGGGCTTAACGTGTCGCACTCGCCTAGTCGTCTATCATCTTTGTAATAAGCATGAATGTACTCGTGAGCATGGTCAAAGGGTCTAGCGAGTTCAGTATAAGCACCAAAGCCAAGTTCTAAAGAAATAAAGGCTTTTTGATTATCTAAGTCCCCCAACCGATAAACAACTCCTAATTTTTCTATTTCACATATTAGTAGACCGTTTAATTCCTGTTTGTCCATAGTCCACCGCCTTAGTCCTTATTGTCTAAGTCTTTGGCTTTTTGTGTAATCTCGTCCCACTTATCAGAGAACAGCAATTTGATAGCCATTTTATCCTTTTCTGTCAAAGGACGACCGCCAGACGACAACAAGCGAGACCACACGGCGTCATCGTCAGAGTTTGCGACTTCCGCCAAGTCAATCGGCTCATTGACTGGTTTAGCTTCAGCACGACCCAGTAGATAGTCCACAGATACGTTGAAATAGTCGGCGATAAGTGTAAGTTTTTCCGCAGTTGGCTGTTGATTTTTTAATCGGTATAAATAATTTACCCCAAAGCCTAAATCTTCCGAGACTTTTTGTAATGGTTTCCCTTGTTTGTCCGCAAGTTCTTTAATACGTTCAGATATAGTCATAGTCACTCTTTCAAGCATAACTAAAACGCAATTTAAACCTTATAGGGTTTTATCCTTGACAAAATAAACCTCATAAGGTAAAATAGGTTCAGTTAAATATATATTTAAAAAAAGCAAAGACACGTTTTAACTAGCCCCCCAGCAAGTTTATAAAGTCGTTTATTGCTCTTTTAATTATTTATATTTTACCCCATAAGGTTGTTAAATGCAAGTATTTACGACTTATAAAGTTAAAACAAAAAAGAAAAGAGGTAAAAATGCCACTACTAACCCCAGAAATGAAAAAAGCCTTACGACGAGTTCAGGCGGACAAGTTGCTAAACAAAAAAGACCTTGCTAAGTATATCGGAGTAAGCGAAAGTACAGCAAAGTCAATCACTAAAGACAACGAACCACAGAACGTTAAAAATAAAGTGTTTAATGCCGTTGTTTCCGCTATTGCTGAAAATTGCTAGTCTATGAACAAATTAGACACGGCAATCAAGCGAAGCAAGCAATGGAAGAAAGGTTCACGCGGATTTGAGATCCGTGTAAACATAGGGATATTGTCATTTGAAATGACAAAACCTATTAAAGGCTCAACTGGCGGACGTCCAACAAATTAAAACCAAAACAAAAAAAGCCGTCTGAAAGTTTGACGACCTACGACAGCTTTTTATCAAAATTAGAGAAGTAAACCGTGAAAAATCACGCGCTTTTCATCTCTAATTATATCAAATTGGAGAATAAAAACATAATGAATAAACCAACGAACAAAGAAACTTATATCTTAGACGATTCGATCGCCTTTGAACTCATGGACTTATTAAAAGCCAAAGCAAGGCATTTTATACAGCTTAATGAGTACGTTTATAGATTGTTTGACGGTCAATCAGTAGTGACTTTCACAACTTTAGAAAATGATATTCAAGTAGAAATGGTTAAAGGGTAAGAAAATGACAACAATAGATATTACTGAACAAGCCTTAGGCACGCAATCATCTACTTTCAAAATAGAAGATTTAGAGAAAGCACGAACTTTTGAAAACAAGCGTTTTATGATTCTGTCAGTAAAAATGAACCCTGAAATAGGTCATCAAGTTTTTTTAAAAAGCGTAAAAAACAAAAAAACAGTAATTATTTTCAATCAAAATAAAGCGCCCTTTCGTATCAAGCTCACTCCTGAAATCGCTGAAAAGTACCGTATTAAACAGGAAATCAAGCAAACAGAATATAAAGGGAACAGCCATGAAGGTCTGTATCCATTAATTGAAGCCATTGAAAAAGATGTATCTCAATTGTTAAATAAACAAGATAAGGACGATTGGGAGAGCTGGAAACGCGTTTTTGCTTATGAATACCTGTATGATGTTGCGTTTAATCGTGGTATTCGCCATGAAAGACAACGTAGAAAATCAAAGCACAAAGCATTGACGGCTTTTGACTTAATTAGCGCTGATGATGTTATAGAGCTTTCTCATGAGCTAGGAGTTAGTGAGGATAAACTAACGTACGCAGTACTGGAAGTTATCGCTAAACGTAAAAACGGAGGCAAGAAATGAAAATTAACACTATTTCAGATTTAAAAGCGCTTGTAACTTCTCTTGAACGTTATGACGATAATACACCGCTGGCAATTAGTATCAATGGACAGGCTGAAAAGTTCGCAGTCGTTCCGCTGCCTTTTTCTAAAACTTTCGGACAGAAACAACCTGATTTAGTAAGTTTACAGATTTTTAAAAAAGGAGAAAAAAATGATTGAAGAGATTAATTTGAAAAATGCTGAAATTTCAGCAATTCTAACAATGGTTTTTGATGAAGTACAAGGAATTTACGAATTCGAAAAAGGAAGTAGGGAATACGAATTGGATAGATTGAAAGATACTTTAATAACATCGTTTTTTATGATGAGTGAACGAGTGGAAGATATCAATGAAATAGCTGGTTTGATTATGAAAAAAGAGAAGCCAAAGGAGGTAAGCCGTGAATGAAGACACCTTAACGAACCTTGTTGCGCGTGGCTTAGTTGATGAAGTCATTCATTTATTTAATGAACATCTTAGCTCACAACTCAAAATCAGAAATGAAAAGCGAGTATTACCTTATATCTCTAAAAAGCGTGTCATGGAAGACTTAGATATATCAGACAGAACACTTGATAATTGGGAAAAGCACGGTTTGAAACGCTACAAGCCACGATATAAGACTTCACTTATTTATTATTTGATTGATGATATATGCAAATTCATCATCATAGATACTTAGCAACTTGTCAGGCAAGGCAAAGAGGAATATAAAAAAATGCAAAATATTGTTAAAATTTGCCCTTATGTGGCTGGCATTGATAGCTTAGGCATGCAAAACTTAAAAGCCTATCACACAGAGCTGACAGATAAGCAGATTGAAAAATTAGACCCGTTAAACGCCAATACAGGCACAGTTGATTACAGCTTCAAAGTTCGTAAATATAAGCACGGTATCCGCTTTGAGGGCGAAAAAGAGGGCGGAGAAATCAACTTATTTGATGAGGTAGCGAAATGATAGAACACCACCAAGGCTACACGGCAAGGAAACGGCTATCATAAAATTACAGATAAAGGAAACTAAAAAATGAAACTAAAAGAATTACAAACAATTGACCAAAATATCATTAAGTTCCTTGCTGAACATCGAGGAATTGACCGAGCTGTTAAAGGCAAGATTTTAGCACAAGCCCTTGATATTGATTTTAGAACGCTTCAAAGTCGAATTGAGTACCTCCACAAGCAAGGTTGCGCCATTGGTTCGATTGATAACGGATATTTTATCCCAACTAACGAAGACGAGCGCAGAGCTGGCATTATTAAAAAACAACGCACAGGCATAGCGATTAATAACGCAGTCAACGGCTACACCCTTGCGGAACTTGATTGGATTGATCAACTTTTTAAGGAGGTTGACCATTGACACCAAAAGAACAAGCCTTAAACTGTATTAATCGCGGTTTTTCTGTTATCGCTGGTTTTCCCGCTGGAAAAAGTGAGCGAGCTGTTATAAAAGGAACTTCAAGCGGAACACTTGACGAAATCACAGTGAGCGCGTGGTTTGATGAAATACCGAACCGCAACATCATGATTAATCTTAGAAATAGCGGTTTGATTTGTATTGACTTAGACCAGCACCAAAACGGACAGAATGGCAGAGCTGTATTTAGTCGCTTGTGGAATGAACACAGCGAGGGCGAAATATTAAGTACCTATGTCGAGAAGACACCCACAGGCAACGGCTTGCATGTTTTCTTCAAAGTTCCCAAAGAGCTATTCAGTCAGCCAATTGTCAGCGAACTAGCGGACGGCGTGGAGATAAAGACACACTTCACACCAATCTACCCAAGCAAACGCACAGACGGCGATTATATGCCTTTGAATGATACAGAAACTAACGAGCCTTTAACTTTCGATAGTCTTTGCGATTGCCCTGACTGGTTACTTGAAATGATACAACGACCGCAGGCACGCGCAACAACTGGCACAAGTAGCCGAACTTATGGCGCTGAAATGTGGGAGCTATTCAACCAAGGCGCAAGAAAAGGCAACCGAAACAATGACACGAACCGCATTCTTCACTACTGGAGAAAAATCGGCATTGATAATAATAGCTGTATGGACTTATTGCGAACCTTTAACAATCGAACCAGTCCGCCCTTACCTGATGATGAGCTGGCAACTATTTGGAAAAGTGTATTCAAGATGAAATAGAAAGGAAGTCATGACAGACCAATTAGAAAAACTTGTGGCAGAAACACCACAAAGCAATATAAGAAGCCCTAAGCCTAAAATAGAGGACTTCACAGAATACGGAGAGGACGGCAAAAAAGTCGTCAATATCGCAGGTTATCAAGAAAACTTAAAAGACTGGCTAGAACAAGAAAAAGAAATCATTGATAGCCCTGATTATGTCAAAGCAAACACTCAAACGCTTATAGCGGTTAGGAAGTTATTCTTTGAACACCGTAACTTATTTCTAAGCACACCTAAAGAGGACGGCAATACACCGAAATCATTAACTCCTTTAGATACGGCGAGAATAATCTATAAAACGCTCAAAGTCATCAAATTAGACAACCAAAGCGGACTGTTAGGAGTTTACAATCATGAGTTAGGAATATATGAAACGAATGAGAATTTCTTTCATCGGCTCATTTATTGGCTAGAGCCGTCATATAGTCAAGCGCGATCAAAAGAAGTCTTATTTAAACTTGAAACCTTAGCAGAGGTTAAGCAACAAACCGCAGAAGCTCACTTGATACCAGTGGCGAACGGTATTTTTAATAAGAAAACGCAACAATTAGAGCCATTCAGTCCTCAATACGTCTTTACTTCAACGATTGCGACCAAGTACAACGCCAAAGCCAAAGCGCCTAATATTAACGGCTGGAATATAGACGACTGGCTAAATGATTTAATGAGTGGAGATAAAGAACTTGTTAGCCTTTTATGGCAGATTATTTCCGCAAGTACCAACGGAAACTATTCTTATCGAAAAGGCGTTTGGCTTGTTGGTAAAGGAAATGACGGCAAAGGGACATTTCAGAGCCTTATCATGAACCTTATCGGACGCGAGAACGTCGCAAGTGTCAAAGCTGAACAATTTGCTGAACGGTTCGCCCTTTCTCAAGTCGTTGGTAAAACTTGCATTATTGGAGATGATAGCCAAGTTAGTTACTTAGACAATGCAGGGAACTATTTCAGCGTAGTTACTGGCGACCCAGTACCGATTGAAGCAAAAGGAAAACAACCGACTTTAGCAGTATTTAACAAGCTAGTTATTCAATCGACTAATTTCTTGCCTAAGTTCAGAAACAAGTCGAACGGAACTTATAGACGTTTGCTCATCGTGCCTTTTGAAAAGTCTTTTACCGCAGATAATGACAATTGGAAAATTAAAGATGATTATATTAAACGCAAAGACGTTTTGGAGTACGTGCTTAAAATCGCCTTATCACTTAATTTTGATAAATTTGACGAACCTAAAGCCACAAAGGGGCTGTTAGATGACTTCAAAATCAGCAATGACAATGTACTGGCATTTGTAAATGATATATTTGATGAGTTTGTCAGTGATTTTCTACCGACTACTTTTCTAAGTGCCTTATATCGAGCATGGTGTGAAGATGAGGGTATTAAGCCATTTACTAAGCGAGAGTTTGAAAATAAACTACCTGACCACATTAAAGAAAAATGGATAAAAACAACGCAAAGACCGAATAGCGCAGGTTTTAATAGAGCCATTGATTTACACCGAGCGGAGGAATATGAGCTTTTTAGACGGCTCTTTCATTGGGATGACGACAAACAAAAAAAGGTTGCTAAAGGCTATTTGCGCAAGAAAAAATAAAAAACGTTACTGAAAATCGGTAACGCGTTACTGTTAGAAGTTACAGCTTTAACCCTATGGTTAAGCCGTTTGTAGCACTTTGTTACTATGTTACTGTCAAAACACTTACTAGCTAGAAATTATCACAGGAAAACAAAAACATGAAAAAAGCACGCTGTCCAACAAATTGAATTGTTGACATAAAAAAACTATATATAGAAAATTGGAGAAAATAAAATGAACAACGAAATTACAAAACACTTGAACAAAGCTAAAGCACTATTGATTGAAAAATACAGCGATAGCATTGACGAGCAAGCAAGTCAAGAAGCATTAAAAAACATCAAACAGGATTTTGAAGCTATTGAAATCTATGCAAACGAAAGCGACACAGAACCGCAAGAGTATGAACCACAGGAAACAGTAAAATCAATTATTGAGGAAATGCAAGAGCTGACCTTTGCACCTCATGAAATATCAGGCAATGATACGCAAGTTTTTGCGGACTTGCTGACGGATAGTATCGAGCGTTTAATTAAAGCGCTAGGATTGAATGAAATGAGCCTTTCAGCAGAGAGCGAGAACAAACCGCAAGAGCTTGCACTCAAAGCACAGGTACAAGACTTATACTCGCTTAACGATTCAATGATTACTGATGACCCTAACTATATCCCAAGATATACAGACGGCACAATTATCAAACTATCTGATTTAGTAGATATGAATGTCAACGCTTTGGATAATATCGCGGAATTAATCGGCTTTGAGTTAGAAGAATAAACAAAAAGAGCCTAGTCAATGACTGGGCTTTTTTAACGTTATGTGGAAATATAAAACTTATAAAACTTATAAAACTTGTCTTTTTACTTTGTTATAATCAAAAGGACATATAAACAGAAACGAGGCAAAACAATGACACCGAAACAACGTAAATTTTGTGATGAATATATAAAAACAGGAAACGCCACGCAGTCGGCTATTAATGCAGGGTATAGCCAAAAAACAGCGAAGTCGATAGGAGCTGAAAACCTGACTAAACCTGACTTAAAAAAATACATTGATAGCAAGTTAAAAGACATTTCAAACAATGCCATAGCAACCGCAGAGGAAACTTTGGCCATATTAACGCAGATAGTCCGCGGAGAGCATACAGAGCAAGCGATAACAGCAGAGGGCGACGTCATAGACAAACGCCCTGATACTAATCAAGTTATTAGGGCGAGTGCTGAAATCTTAAAACGTTACCCACTTGCCCAAGACATTAATATCAAAGGGAGTTTAAAAGTTAGTAACCCTTTTGAGAATCTAACAGAGGAAGAACTTAGAATCTTAGCAAGCAGAGAGGGGGAAGCGTGAAAGATAAAACAGACAGAATTATAAGCGATTATGTCAACGGACGCACACAAGCCAAAATAAAAGCAATTGAGAGCCGTTATCTATACAGGGTAAAACAGGACAACTTAGGAATTAGAACAGCTTATAAAGGAACAGCAGAGCCAGAGGGGAAAACATTAAACAAAGAACGCATGGAAGAAGATAAAGATCTGATAGAATTAAGGCGAACACTTGAACTTTTAGGAACTTTATACAATACTTTAACAGTATCAGAAAAAAGAGTCATAGAGTTAAGATATAAAGGTTATAACGGTTTTACGTGGTATCGTGTCGATATGGAGTTAGAGAGTGCAGGCATAGAAATACCTATCAAGAGAGCTAAAAAAATATACATTGCTTTCAAAGAAGACGTGGCGCGTGTTTTGTAGTCATGGACTGACAGGATAGACAGCACACGAACCCAGCCATTAAGCAAGTAAAAGAGATTATAAACAAAGCCACAGAACAAGCACAGCACGCGCGTGATGTTGATTGAATATAATTTACCGCAAAACATATTAAAAGCTCACAGACAGTAAACTGTGGCTGTCGGTTAGGTATCCCCCCCACTTCTTAAGTATTTCAAAACTTATAAAAAGAACCGAGTGAGTTTAGCTTTTTCCAAGTGTACAAAGTCCTGAATCTATTTTTTACTTAAGAATCAGGTAGCGACACCAATCATAAGTATTTTATATACTCCAACTCAACTAATCGAAGTCGTGTTTTTTATCAAAAACATGTATAAAAAATAGGTGTAAATATTTTAGAAAAATAGAATAGCTCAACCGTGGGAATCTCACAACATTTTTTTTACGTTCGTCTAAAAAATCAGCAAAATTAAAAGCCGTATATCGTGGATATACAGCCCCTTGCCTGACAAAAATTTGTTCATTTTTTTAACGCTTTTTACTACGTTCGTGTTTTTTTTACGTTTTTTACTACGTTTAAAAACATGTATATTGTGGTCTAATGGGTCGTTTTTTATTGCATAATTGTATAAAACGTGTATTTTATCCTCTATTTGGTTCTAATGGGTAGCTGTGATAAAATAGAACTATGTTAAAAAAAATCGAAAAAGCTTATTTATTTTTAGAGAAGAATTTAGAAGTGCTAAGATGCCCAATTTGTCAGGGAAAATTTCAATTGGAAACCAATGCCTTGAAATGTCAAAATAATCATACCTATAATTTAAATAAGAAAGGTTATGTGAATTTTCTACAAACCAAAGCTGATACAGAACATTACACGCGAAAAATGTTTGAGCCTCGCAGACGTCTGATTCAAGCTGGGATGTATCAACATTTACTGACAGAAATTCAAAAATATTTTGTCAGTGGAAATTTGCTTGATGTTGGGACTGGGGAAGGGTCATTTTTGGAACTCCTTAAGGTAGATGGAGCAAAATTTGCTTTTGATATTGCTAAAGATGGGATTGAAATGGCGACTGAACTAGAGATGGAAAGTTTTTTAAGTTTAGCTGACTTGACTAATCTCCCTTTTGCTGATGAAAGCCTGTCAGTAATTTTGAATATCTTCACTCCGTCAAATTATGCAGAATTTCACCGTGTATTAGCAGAAAGTGGTTTAGTCATCAAAATTATTCCTGATAAAAATTATCTGCGAGAATTGCGTGAAGTTTATCAACTTCCCGTTGATTATAATAATCAGCCAGTTCTTGAACGTTTTAGAGAAGAATTTCCTAATGCCAGTCAAGAAGAAATTGAATACCAATTCGAGATTCCGAAAAATTTGCGTCATGATTTTTTACTGATGAGCCCTTTGGAATGGTCTGTTTCTGATGAAAGAAAAAAATTTGCTAAAGAAAACCCACCAAAAACGGCCACAATTCATGTCCAGATTCTAGTGGGGAGAAAATAA